GTTAATTGAGTGTTAAAACTATTAGTAATCATTGCTCCGATATTCTCAGAAAATGTTTCTAAATATGTTTCTATTGGAGCTTCAATACTAGTATTAGAATTATCAATATGAATTTGTTTTAATTCTCCTAAAGTAAAAGCAAATATTAATCTTTCCCTATTATGGTTCATTGATAAACCAAAAGATATAGAAGCTGCTTTAGTACCATCATAACTATTATTAATAATAATAACTGGTAATACATCTCCTGATATAGAATGACTTTGAGAACTTCTTATAATAATCTCACTTCTCAAACTTGTTAATTTATAATTTAAAAGATTGTTTTCTTCTAATATTGGAGTACCAGTATTTTCAATTGACTCTTTTATTTTTTGTATTAATATATCATTGCCCACAAAAGAATAAAGATTAGATACTACTCCAACATATTCATAATCTCCATCAGGTCCATTTTCTGGATTTGGTCCTTTAGTAAATACTCCTAATTTAGGAACTCTTACTAAATCAGTTAAATGAATATCATCATTTGTTATTTCATTTGCTATATTTTCTTCTCCAGTAAATAATTCCCTATAAACTACTTCACTGAACCTGTCTACATATGAATATAACCCTTTATGAGCTCCAGTTATATCCAAATTCATACTAGCAGCTCTCTCGTTAAAATTCGCCATTTTAACCCCCCTACACAAGTTTTTTATTTAACTCTTTTAACTCTTCTTGTCTTTCTTTTAATTGTTTTTGTATAACTTCTAACATTTTACTTACTTTAACTTCATCATCGGAATTTTTTAATTTTTCAGCTTGTTCTTTTAAATATTCAATTTTTAATTCTAAAGAATTTTTATAATCTAATCTTGATTCTATAGTTAAATACTGAGCTAATCTCCGACCAAACCATTTCCACCCAAAGAAAACAAAGAAGAATATAACTATTAATATGATAAGTATTTGCATATTGACCTCCAATTAAAATATACCCCCATTTCTGAGGGTATATTTGTATTATAATTAATTAATCTTTTTATCCATATCCATATTTAAATCTAAAGAAAGATCTTTAGCAGCTTTAGCTTTTAATAGATCCATAAACTGAGTTACAGTATCCCCACCACTATTACCATTACTAGAACCCATTTGAAAATTAGGAACCCATTTTTGTTTTCCAAATTCTCTGGCATATACTTCCTGAGCAGATAACCAATATTTAGCTTTAAGTTCAAGAGCACCATCCGCTGCCATAACAACTTTCTTTCTATGAGCTTCACCATCACCTCTAAGGATATTAGCTTTCTTTTCGAAATCAGCAGCTTTAGCATCAAGAGCTGCTATATCACGAAACTTTTCAGCTTTAATGATTGATTCTTCTTTAGCAATTAATTCCATTTCTTTCCTTTTATTAGCATCAATGATAGCTTTCTCTTTATCTCTTTGAGCCTGAACAATTACAACAACCTTTTTCTGGAGTTCAGCATATTCAGCTTTTGCAACTCTTGCTTTACCCTCAGCCTCAATAGTAAGCTTATCCTGTTCAGCTTCTTGAGCTTTAGCTTTAGCTGTAGCAACTGCCATCCTTGCTTTCTGCTGTTCACCAATCTGTTTCTTAACTTTGTCTTCATATCTAAAAGATTTGACTTCAAAGTTCTTAATACCAATACCAGTTCCTGCAAGGGCATTAACCTGATATAAAGGAGTTCCACCTTCAACATCATCAACAGTTTTAATAATAGTTATTTCTTTCCAAACCATTTCACCAGATACAAGATCTTTTACTTGTTTCTCTTTTGTAGATGTTTGATATAAACCATTAGCAATCTGATCTCTTGCATAGGAAATAAATTGACCACGTTTAGTCATATAAGATTCAGTTGCAGTCATAAGGTTAGCTGTATGACGAAGAACCTTTCTTATAGTAGGTTTAATCAATTTACTTTGAACATCTGGATATGTTCTATGACCACGCTGAGTTACTAAATGAATTGCTTCATCTGGAGTTGTTGGCATTAAAATACGCGCAGTACCTGAAATGTTACAAAGAGATCCATCATTGAAACGAACCTCAATTGAAGTATCAGCATCCACATCACCTTTCACATCATTATCATGTGTAAAGAAAAAGGTGTCCGCTTTTGGCCAAACATCAATATCACCAAACATTTGTGCCCAAATACCAGGAGTCATTTTGGCAGACATCCTACCTGTAACAGCAGCCTGTTTTATCTGATATGTTCCCTTATCAACAGTATCAATAAGTTGTGGGATTGATATTAAACCAATCAAGATTATTACAAAAAGAACACCTAAACTAATCATTTTTTTTATTGTTAAACCAAACAAACCATTACTTTTTTGATAATCATCTTCGTACATAAATTACTCCTTGTGAAATTTTTCTAACTTTGTTTTTATTTCTTGAGCTTTACACTCAAGCGCTATTGTAATTAATTGCTTTTTATCATTATTATCTAATACTTTTTCTTCAATAATATTGTTATAAGCAATTATTGCTTCCGGGCAATTTTTAATTTCATAATATAAATCATCATAATCATTAAATGATAAAACATTATTTAAACTAATATTCTTTTTAATAACTTCTGGGTTTTCATCAATATATGTATTAATTTCTTTAAGACCATCACTAATATATTGTAAATCTTTTTCTTTTGTAGTCATTAAATCTTGAAGTTTATAGTCTGTAACACCTATAGTTAATAATAACTTTCTATACCAATCTTCATCAAGTCTATCCCATCTACATTTAATAGCGCGATTCTTATGTTCAGTATTCCAACCATTTTCCATTTTTAAAGTAACATCATTATTTGTTTTAATAACATTAGCTATATCAATAAATGGTACAGAATTTTCTCTTGGAGCTATATCTCTTTTTCCAACTGCTGTTCGTATAGCTTCTAATTTATCTTGATACCATTCTTTTTCAACAGCATCATATATAGTTTTTTCTTGAACAGTCATTTTTTGAAAAGATAATGCTGCTACTGAATCTCCTTCATTGTATGTGGCACAACCAATTATAAAAAGAGATGTAATTAATATTGATATAATTAATATTATTGGGATATGATAATCTTTCATAATTATTTTATCCTTATTATTTTTGCCCTTAAATAACAACTTCTTCCATCAAATTCAAAACATTCAACAATATTCTCAACTTTAAATCTTTCTTCTAACTGAAAGAAATATTCAATTCTTTGTGGAGTCCAAATTGAAGCGTGTGGCATAGAAGGTTCATTTAAAAGTTCATACGTTAACTGAGTGTCATGTCTTTCCCAATCAGCATGTTTAGTATCTTCATCTAATTTTTCATTTAAAAGCATATCAGCTAATATTTTATAATTTGGAACTATAATATCAACTGTCCCACCAATTTTTAAAGCTGTAGATAACAAGTAAAGAAATCCTTGTACATCTGGTTTAGCAACATGTTCAAGAAATCTATAACTTGCTATATGATCAAATTGAAATCCATAGTTACCAAGAAAATTAAAAACATCTTCATTGACTTTTACAACTACATTGTCTTTTTTATCATTTGAACACCATGCTTCATAAAGCATTTCAACAGTATTCATTGTATCATGATATTGATACATTTGATCTAATTGTACTAAGAAATAAGACTCTGTTATATTTTCAATGAACAATGGTCTTAATTTTCCTGCTCCAATATTTAATATTGATTTCATTTATTCTCCTTTATTCTTCTTTTATTTTAAAAATTCTATTGTTATACTTTTTGTAAATGGTTCTATATAAAATTTAAAATATTTATCTCTATCTATATCTTGTGGATCTAGAATATGTAACGTTTGACTAGTTGTTTTTAACTCTCCATAACCATTTAAAAATATTGTAAATTTACCATCATCAGTTGGTATTGCAAATAATTTAACATCTTTAGACTCCATAAATTTATCTTTGATTCTTTGTAAATTTCTAAAAATAGAACTTTTATTTGCATAATTTAATTTACAAAGTTGTAGATAAATTTTATCCATTTCTTTATATCTATATGACACTCCTTTTATTGATATATTATATTGACTATCATAAGCTATATATTTTTTTCTATCAATAGAAGATATAAATATTTGGAATTGTTTTTGTAAAGCTAAAGGAATATGATTGATATTATTTTCTTTTAATATTTTAGTAATAATAATACCATCATATTGTCTTAATATAATCTCTTCTTTTTTTATATTGTTTCGAGAAATATATTCATCTATTATAGATTTAGTTGTACTTCTTAATGTTGAAGTTAATTGAGGATTCTTTCTCATCATTTTACCAATTTGAGTATTTCTCTCTAATTTGTTTTCAAAATTAATATTAGAAACATCTAAACCTAATTTTTTCATAATAGTATAATGACAAGCTACTATATCATATAAATATACATCTCTTAATAACAATTTAACTTCTTTATTAATTTTCATAATCAAAAGAGTGAGTATTTAAACCCACTCTCTCCATATTAGATTAAGATGTCATAATATCTATAATAAGATTATCAATTTGTAGAAGATGATTAATATCTACTACATCTTTTTGACGGTCAAGTAACCACTGTACAACAGTTTGGTTGGTAGATAATTGAACTATATATTTTTTACTTTGTTTATATAAAGTTGTAATGCTTCTAAATCAGCATTTTCATTTAACTTTTCATTTAAATTATTATTTTCATTGGGGATTAATTCTATAGTTTTATCTTGTCTTTTAACTCTTTTTACCAAATAAGGAATTAACATATCACCAAACAAACTGCAATAGACAGTTATTAAACCATTATTTACACTATAACATTTAATAAATATATCTTGATCTGGTGTTAGAAATAAAATCCTAAAATTATTATTTTTAAATATATTCATAGCTAACGCTTGTAAATTTAAAATAAGAATATTATCAGCATTTTCAAAACCCTGTATAACTCTCATTATATTACCTTCTTCATTCTTTCTACTTTCTATATTTTCAACAGAAAGAATTAAGTTAGTTGGATCCCCATCTTGTATTGTCACATTAACTGGGTGAACATTTTCAAATGAATCTGAGTTTTCTTTAAACCAATCAAATAAATTTGTAATTTGTATTTCTGTGGTGTTTACTTCTAAAGGTATATCTTCTGTAACTACTTGAGTTAGATCTTCTTCAGATGGTAACACTGGTTCTGTATGATTTTCTAATTCTGTATTTTTAACCATTTCAGCTAGATTTTCATTCATTATTCTACTCCTTTTTATTTTTTATGAGTGAATCATCTTCTTTTTTTCCATGGAAATTATAAAGTGTTTTATCTTCTTTATTCCATTTTTCTTTAATACCATTTTCTCGCCAATGTTCAGGATTGAGTTGTGTAAATGCTTCTAATGTAGCTCCAGCTAAAGCAAATACTTTAATTAATTCTTCATAAGTTTTTACTGGTGCTGGCCAAGGACTTAAATTAGTATCTCCCTGTTCTTTACAATAATTTAACCAGTCTGGTAATTCTTGTTCCCATTTAGAAATGAAAGATTTTTTCGCTTTTTCTAAATATTCTTCTATTATAATAATTAGACTAGCAACGTTCATATTAGGATCATCTTTATAATCACCAAATATAGTTCTTTGATAATCTAATTCTTTATTTAAAATAGAAATTAATACTTCTCTACTCATTTGATTATACATATTTTCTCCTATAATAAATTTTGTACTTGTTTAATAAAATCTTTTCTGGTATCTAAATCTTCTTTCCATATATCTATTTGAAAGATCTTTTTTAATACAGGATTTGCTTTAGAAAGATTTATATTAAAAAGATCTTCATGAGGATATTTAGATATTACATTAAAAGGTGAACACGTAAAGAATCTTTTTTTACATCCTTTTTTATCACCTTCTAAAAATATTACTTCTGTACCATAATCACGATAAGTATGACCTTTTTTTTTAGTAACCCTATATCGTTTATTTATTATAGCTAATTTTTTATGTCCATAAATTGGTAGTTGTTTTATTTTTTGTATACCATATTTAATTTTTTCTTCATCCTTATAATACCAATCTCTATAATCGTGAAATTCAGCAATAGCTGATTTACATCTTATTAAATCACCTGTTCTATATTTTAATTTATCATGATCAATATCTTCTTTTTTCCATAAATAAGTATACTCAGAACGTCCCATTCGAAATCTAACTCCTAATTTTTCAATAAACCCTTCTTTATCCATATTATCTCCTATAGAAAATTTCTAGAATCGAAACCTCCATCTACACCTTTCCAGTTAATAGCAATAGCTTCAGATGTATGAATAGATTCTTCATGAGTACATTTTACAATCCAATCTTGTATTAACATTTGATCTATTTCTTTACTAATTTGACGAATAGCATCTTCTACAAAAATTGGATTCTCCGCAGCTATTCTGGCAATTTCTTGTTCATCAACTCTTTTGATGATTGGATAAGGTATTGTTTTTATTGCTCTTTCAACATTTTCAATAATATCTTCTAACCAATAAAGCGTACCAGCTCTACATTCTATTAATATATCAGCAAATGAACGTTGAGCGTGAGGAAAACCAGCGCTTCCTTTCTTTCTTAAATCAGCTGATAATTCTGCGCTACAAGGACAATAACTAGCATATTGTACTACTGCTCCTTGAAAAAATTTAAATTCATTATCTTTTAATTGACCTTCAAACCTACATTTGTGAAATATAGGAAATTCATTATTAGATAATATAGATTTTCTAACTATTGGCATTTGAAAATCAAATCTCATATAGCTTTCTTTTGATTCTACATTGTTTCTAAGATCAACTAATATTTCTTTAATTAATTTTTGTTTTAATGGCAAAGATAAATAATCTTTCAATGTTCTAATCAATCTCGACATAGAAATACCTTTAGTTTTATCATCTAAGTTTGTTCTCATAGAAACATTAGCTACCATAGATGTTAAACCACCATATTTACTTTCTAGATAAAATGGTACTTGTACATTACCAACTCCTACTTCTTTAATAGTTGTTTGAATCTTTGGTAATGAATCTTGTATATCTGGTAAATTATCGATCATTACTTCTCCTTTTTATGTAGGGAGAAAATCCATTATAGATCTTCTCCCTAAATATATTAATTCTAAAGTTTCTTTTTAATTTAAGTCAATTCCTAATACTGTTAAATAAGAATTTAATAATTTAACTGTTTCAGGAGTCATATCAATATTTTCAACATCATCAATAAGACTCGGATCTATAAACTTACGAATATACTCATTCTTTAAATCGGTACAATCTGATTTAGTAGTAAGAAATTCATGTAAATTTATTGGAGCATCATGACCTAATAAAGATGCTGATTCCATTTCTCCTAATCTTTGACCACCTTTATTTTTTCTACCACCAAGTGGTTGTAATGTTCTTCTTGAATATATTCCAATGCCTCTAGCAGCTAATTTTTCTTCAGCGATATGTACCATTCTAAAGAAATATAACATACCAACTGCTATTGGATTTTTAATATAAGTTCCAGAAATTGGTTCATATATTTTATACTCAAATTGTGTTCCTGTATATTTTAATGCTTGTACAATATGTTCTAATCTACAAGATTGAAAAGGAGCTTGAATAATTGTAAAATCTTCTATGAACTCTTTTGTAATTGTTTTAGGTAATTGTTCTTTAAATTGTTTATAATACCAATTATCATTAGTTTGATCAACAATTTTAATAAAACCAAGTAAGTATTTTGTTATTTCTTTTTGGTCTTTTTCTTCTTCAATCATAATTAAAATTGTTTGAATTAGAGCACTAGTAGCCATACCTAAATGCATCTCATATAATTGACCAATATTCATTCTAGAAATAACACCCAGTGGATTTAAACACATATCAAAATGTCGTCCATCAGGTAATTTTGGCATTTGTTTATGAGGTAATATTTTAGAAATAATTCCTTTGTTACCATGCCGGTTAGCCATTTTATCACCAACTTGAATTTTTCTAAAATGTATTGCAAACATTTCAACATTGATGCCTTCAATTTTTTCTCTTTTAAATTTATATTTACCTTGATGATCAAATCGATCAATTTCTTGCTCACGAATCATTCTTTGAGCTGTTTTGGCATCTAAAACTTTCTTTAATATTTTTTGTAAATCTTTATCTTTATCACTTTGATCTGCTAATCTTTTCTCTACCCATTCTTTATAAGAAGGTATATCCTCATTCCATTCATTTCCATATAGATTAACTTCGGCTATAAGGAATTTTTTATGTGATTCTAAAACTCTTTCTTTAGAATATACAGAATATAAATTATCTGCATTAAGTGTTTTCAAAATCGCATATGGTTCACCAGGTTCTAATGTTGATAATTCATCTGGTAATGGTTTATATTCATCTTCTTTTAATGATAATAATACTCTATGCGGTGGAATATTAAAAGATAAATTTTCAAAATGTACTGAAGTTAAAGCATCGCTATCAACTAATTTTTGTGATATGGTAATACTATCTTCATAGTTTGTACCAGAATAAATCATTAAACCAGTTAATAAATTTTTACCAATATTAATATTACCATTTTTAGTAAAATTACTTTCAGCTAATATCTCACCTTTTTTAATTTTATCTCCGACCTTAACATATATATTTAAAAAATCAATATGTTCAATATAAATTGGTCTATATGAAATATTAAATAAATCAACATCCTTATCGTTATAAACAACAACCATGTATTTTTTATCTATAAATAATATTTCACCATCTTTTCTAGCTATTTTAATAAATTGAGTATATTTAGTATACAATCCTTCTGCACCTGAACTAATTAATGGACGATCAAAGTTTTTTAACATTATAGCTTGGCGCATTTGTGAACATGACATTTGTAATCTAGTTTGATCATCATGTTTTAAAAATGGAGTCATTGATACAGGAATAGATATTGGCAATTTCTCTCTTATCTCATTTGTAAATTGCCAATTTTCATCAAGATGAACATTTGGTACTAAGCTTTCTAAAATACCACAGTTGTCTCTATCAGGAGTATCCACAGGACAAATTCTTCCAAATTTACTATCATTAATATCTCGTAAATGTTTTGGTGCATTATCTCTTTTAAAACCACCTTCACCCAAAATACTTATTCTAGATAATTTAGTTAATTCCTCAATAGGATTAATTGCAAAATTAAATTGTACTACTTCAGATACATTACAATCTGATAATATTTGAGTAGAATTAATATTAAATTTTGGATTGCGAGTAGTTCTATTTGTAAAACAAAGATCAAATATAATTTTAGATATCTTTGATAATACTATATACTCATACACTCTTAATCTTTTATTGGTTACTAATGTATCATCAATTTCACCAACTTTAAGTATTTCACATATTTCTTCTATAACTAAATCATGTTTTAAAAACTTCGCTGTTAATACATCAACTTTTGGAATTAAATCTAAAGCATATAATATATCTTCTCCTTTTGATTTAGTATTATACTTAGTATATTTTCTTCCGACCTCTATAATAAAATCTTCTTCTGTATACCCTCTTGATTCTTCAATATACATTTTTAAATCTTGTCTTAATAATTCATATAGATTTTTAGAAGTTATATCTATATCTTGATCTAATTCAAATTTTTCTTCAACAAATTCAACTCCATAATAAGCAATTAAAATAAGAGCTAAATCAACCTTCTTTCCCATAAAACTCATTTGAATATACATAGGATCTTTAGATTGAGATATCATAATAACTGCTACATTAGTTCTAAACTTAATTGAGTTTCCTCTTGTTACAATAGGAGTATCAAATATTTGATATATTGGTAATTTTTGACGACCATTAATATAAATATAATTGTTATCAATTAGTTTAGGAATAAATACACTTAAATCAATTTCATTCCTACCTTTTTGTAATTTAATAATAATTTTTTCTTTTATTGTTTTAGCTAATTCACCTGATGAAAATCTAGACTCTTTTAAAGAAACTTCATTAATTTGAAACCCTATTTCCTCAACTGGTTTAACAATTTTTTGAACTTCAGCTAAAATATTATTATAATCAAGTTGTCGCATAGTAAATATATTATTATGCTTATCTTGAATTACTGCTTCTGGGTTTATTATTTTCAATTTTCCCCCTTTAAAATTATTAATTATATGAGAGGGACTTTCACCCTCTCGCATAATAAAGTTAGTCTACATATTCACCTTTTAAGATTTTATCCAAGGCACCTGTATATTGACCCTCATATATAATCCCATTTAAAATTGCTTTCTTGGGATTTGAGAAAGCCATAGATAATATCCAACTTTCTTGATTTGGAACACTTTGTATACTATGATATTCTGGAGTAATTCTATTTCTATCAGATCTTAATCTCCATTTCTGATGGTCATACCACATTAATTGAGCTACAATACTTTCATAATGAACATGATATATATCTTTGCTATAAACTGCAAATAACTTGTCCACAATAATAGTATAATCTTTTTCTTCAAATTGGTGTAACAACTTAGTAACAGAAGCAAGATCACCAATAATATCATGTTGTTTCATATCAGAATCTTCACCTTTAATAACGGCTGCTCCTGAAGTATGAAATGTTCTTAGTACTAATTGTGTTCCTCTTTCACCTAAAGTTTGTGCAGCAACTATTCCGATATATTTGCTATGTAAACTTTTATATAAATCACCATAACACTTTTTACATATACCTGGAGATTTACATAATATGGGGGAACGTATTTGTATAGATTTATTTATAATATCTTTGTAATTATCTAAAGTAATTTTATAATATTCTTCATCATCATTTAAACACCAACGATTAATTAACATTCTCGCTTTTTGTGCACTACTAACATTTATATCTAATAAATCAGTTGTCCCACAATCTTCTAAATCTGGATCAAGTTGTAAATTAGCACCAGTAAATATTAATTTTCTAGATAGATAACCACTTGTACCTGTATTTAAAGCAACATCTAATAATCCTTTTCTACATCCATAAGTTGAATTAAAAAATTCTTTTTGGTCAAGACCGTGTACTAATGAATGTTTAATTGGAGCAGGTATTATTTCACCATCAAAATTAGATATAAACCCACGAGCTAAAATTAACTGTTTAACTTGATCCCAACTTCCACGAGCACCTGATTCTATCATATAAGCATATTTAAATTTTTCTTTTAATAAATTAGTTATATCAGGATTAGCAAAAGCTATTATTTGTTCTCTTACAGTTTCTTTAGAAAAAATACTATTAGTTATTTCATCAATCCCATCAATTAGAAAATGATTTAAAGATAAAGTACAACCAAATAATGTTGAATATTTAAATCCAGCCATTTTAATTTTATCTAATGTATCTATAACTTCATCAACAGAATATTTATCTTTGATATCATTTAAAATAGTTGTTAACCGAGATTTATTAATTACTTCATCTACTATTGGATAATCGTCTGGTAATTGTTGATTAAATTTAGCTCGACCGACTAATAAATCTTTTCCTTTATATTTATATTTTGTCTTAGAAAATTCTTCAGTTGTTAAGAAGTATATACCCAAAATAATATCTTGACTTGGAGTTGTTGTTAAACTCTCATTAGCAGGACTACTCAGGTGAGCAGTTATAGCGATTTTATCAATAATTTCTTGTTTCGCTTCCTTAGATACTGGTATATAAACCGCCATTTGATCACCATCAAAATCAGCATTAAATGGTGGACAAACTAAAGGATGTATTTTAATAACATTAGCTGCTGTTACTTGTACTTTAAAACCAAGCATTCCTAAACGATGTAAAGTTGGTTGTCTATTTAAAATACAATATTCACCTTTTACAATTTCTCTACAAAGTTTTAATAATATAAAAGAATGTTTATTAATACAATCTTCAACAAAATCTATTGCTTTATTTAATATTTTAAATCTTCCTAATTGAAGTAATTTTTTAGCAATAGGTAATTTATAAATTTCAAGAACCATAATATAAGGTAGTTTACATTCATCTAATCTTAAATTTGGTTCGGGTGCTATTACAGCTCTTCCAGAGAAGTCAATTCTTTTACCAAGAATATTTCCTCTGATTATACCTTTCTTCTTTGCGAGTTTTTTCAATAATTCTGTATATAACTCTTTGACTTTATATTGTATTTGTTTAAAATAATCATAATATAAACTCTTATCTCTATGAATATCAATAATAGTTTTCTCTATTATTAATTTTTTGGTAAGTATATATTTATAAAGTAAATTAATTGGATCTACTAAATGTTTAGATCCTTGTTGTTTTTCAGCCACCGGTCTTAATTCGGGTGGTAAAACAATTACATCTTTAATTAAAAAACTATCTATATTTTCTAGAAAAACGCTCCAAGATTCATTATCTTCTACTAACATTTCTGCTATAGTTTTGACTAAGAGAAATATAGCATTTGACCTTTCCCATTTTTCAGAACCTGATGGTATGACAGACATATCATTTGTAACTCTAAACTCATCATTATCCAAATAAAGTATACTTAGTTCATCAACCATTAGCTGATCAACCATTTTTTTTAAAGTCTTTCCAGCTAACTCTACAAATAAATCATACATAATAGGATTTACAACTGGGAATGGTAAAGTAATTCTAGCAAACTTATTCCTTCGTATATCACTATTCGTAATCACCACTTGGCATATATCACAAACACTTCCTTCTTTTGAAGGTCCATGATATATACCACATTGACAAGTATAGTTTCTTACTGGTCCAAATATCTGCTCTGAAAATAAACCTTCTGGGTGGAATTTTCTTTTTCTAAATGCTTTTAGAGACGTTATTTCGTCTAGTTCTTCACAAAAATTTTCATAATTTAAAATCTTAGGCATTGTCTTTTATTCCTCTGTTTTAAACTTTTTTAATAAAAATTCCCCTATTTCAACAAAATGGTTTTGGACTTTATTTGCAATCATTCTATCCAAATCAGGCATTATATGTTGTACTATTTCTTGAACATTTCCTTTAGTTAATTTGATTTGAGATTCTTCAAGTGCTTTATCAACTAAACGAAAAATCTCTTCTTCTAAAGGAGAGGTTTTAACCCTCTTGTTTTGCTTCTTGTTTTTGATCATATTTATTCAACCTTTCTTTAATTTTTTTCTTCAGATGAATAACGCTATCATCAAACTTTTCTTCTGAAGTTTGACCTATCTTTTTTATAAATAATGCAACTAAATCTTTTACAGTTTCTTTACCTGTTTTAATTAAGTTATCAATTATTTCATTACTTCTCTTTGAAATTTCTTCATCAGTCATTATTTTATTTGACATTTTAATACGACTCCTGTTTTTTATATGTTATTTCATCCCAAGGAGTAAAATAACAATCATCTAAATTAAAACAATCTAAAATACTATGTATAATATTTTTTGATTGTTCTGTTACTTTATGTTTTTTAAGTAATTTAGGAATACATAATTCTCCAGTTTCTGGATTAGCATTTGGGTGTTGATTAAATAATAAGACTTTTTCAATAAATTCATTTACAGTTTTAATATCATATAATTCTATATGATAATAAGAAGGTATTTTAGTTATTTGAAATAATTCTCTATTGAAAATTATTTTCTTTGGATTTATAAAAGTGTTTATGGTATGTATTTTAATATTCATTATGCTGCACCAGTTTCAGGAATTAATTCAATATAATTTTTTCTTTTTTCTTGATTTAAAGCAACTATAAAATTATTAAAATCAGATTGATTTTTGATAATATCAAGAAATCGAGTTATTATATCATGACTCGTATTAAAAGTATTAATTGGTATTGTTAATTCATCTAAAGGATTAGTTTTGCTACCAACAAATAAAGTTATTGGTTGTTTTTTATTAGCATCTAATATAGGAATAATTTTATCCTGTAAGTTAATAAATTTATTTGATTCTTCTGAATCTTCATAAATAATATCTTTAGAATCTTCTTGTAATCGTTTAATAAAATCTAATTCATATTTTTGAACAGATTCTTTTTTAATTAATGATTTAATGGTTCCACTATAAACTAACATAGAAATAATAGAAGCTGCATATTTTAAATCATTTTTTGTTAATTTAGTTAAATATTTTCCAGTTTGTTCTTGATCATAAACTACTTGTTTACGAAAATCACCTATTAGATATCTTGAAGATATATAAAATCTAGCATCTATTATATCTTGTCTACTATAAGTAACATCTCGACAATCAATTACAAGATCTGTTTTAGGAAGTTTGGTTATCCCTTCTTCATATTTTACTTGGGATGCCCGTATTTGAACATTTAAATTTTTACTTAATAGTATTTCTTTAAGTGCTAAAGCTTTTGGTATATCAATATCAATTTGTCTGTAAATTGAATTACGTAGATTTTTTTGTTCTACTACATCATGATCTAGAATAACTATTTTTTCTATTCCTTCAATATCAGCAACAGCTTCTGCAGTATACCCACCAAGGGTACCTAAACCAATTATTGTAACACTTTGTAAGTTCACTTAACTCTCCCTTATTTAAACAAATCAATTTCTTCTCTGGTAACTGGATTCGGTTTGTAACTTGATTTATATTTAAATAATTTATGAGTTAATATCATTGGATAATTTAATGATAATTTAAATGAATATTCTACATATTTTTTATGTTCTTGAACAGTAATTGGTAAATTTGGGTTAATTGTAAGTAATTCTTGAGTAATATTATTAGTAAAATTATCTTTTTGTTCTTCAGTTCTACACTTAAAAGTTTTAATCATGAATTCTTCTTCTCTTGATTCACTTTTAATTTTCCAATCATTTTTATGATGTATGACAGCATGTAATGCTCTACCAAAAGCTTTATTTCTTCCTTTAGTTTTATTATATGTATCTTTTAAAGAACAAATAGAAACACCTCTGCCTATAATTTGAGTTTCATTAGCAAGCAAACATACAGTAAAAATATTATTCGCTAATGGAGTTTTATGGTAGTAAAATTTAACAGTTGCAATATTATTATTATTAAAAACTTCGTCAACGCTCTGCTTCATTTTTTATTTACTCCTTTTTAAAATTAAAAGGATGGGGAGTAATTTCCCCACCCTTAATGGATTATTTTCTAACCTTTGGATCCTGCAGGTTTCAAGAACTCTACAGTATCTCCTTCTTTAAGAACATAATCTCTACTAACACTATCTCCATTAACAAGAGGAGTAGATTTTAAATCTGCATTTAAAATATCTCCAAAAGATTCAAGAGATTCAGTTATAGTTTTACCAACTACAGTAAAGTTTCCATCTGTGGCGCCACATGCCATATAGATGGTTGTAGTGAATTTATTACCAGTTCTAGCATTTGGTTTAGTTAACTGACTCTTAGCAAAGAAATTTAGTTCACTAATAGGTTTAACTACTTCTTCAACAACTTTAACTACTTCTTCAACAACTTTAACTTCTTCCTTAATAGTTTTAACTGGAGCAGGACCATCTTTATCTAGAATAGCTTGAATAATAATTCCTTTATTCTTCTTAGTCATACCAGGAATACCAAGTTTCTTAACACACATTTTTTTAAGTGCTTTAACAGTTTTTCCTGCTAGTTCTTCACGAGTAAACATATTCGTCTTTCTCCTATTTAATTTTTCTTGTTTTAGATAATGAAGTCATTGATACTATATCAAAATAAACTTCAGAAATACTAACTTCGTTTTTTACTACGACATTATAAAATGCCCAACACATTATAGTTGATGCCCCCAAATTGGTGAAAAATAATTGAGGGGATGATTCCGAAAGTTCTTCACAGCTCATATCTTCCGGAGATTTGTCTAATGGTAAATCAATTTCTGGATGGTATGCACATATATCAGGTGTTAATTCTTTACCTCCTTTTTTGACATAAATTTGTACATTTCCATCAGTATATTCATTTCCACCAGAAATAATTATTATATCTTTTAAACTTTTACAGTAATTAGATACAATATTTCTTGTTTTATGATTATCAACACATAGAAATACAATAGTATTTTCATCTATTATATCATCTACATTATTTTTATTGATAAACATATTTTTAAAATTAAAATTAATCTTCGGGAATTTACCTATTAATTCAGTATATTGAATTTCAGCTTTATTGCCAATATTCATAAATTCTTGTCTTTCATAATTTTTCATTTCATATTCATCCCCATCGACCAAAGTAATATTACTACTTAAGTCTTTAGAAAAATTTAGAAAACGACATAATTTTGTAGTTAAAATAGAACCAATACCACCAAGTCCAATAATAACTATATTTTTATTTTCCAAGATCTATTCCTTTCTTTTTAAATTGTTCAAAAAGTCTTCTACCTATCCAAGAAGGTCCACTATTAGATTGCACTTGTTCTTCAACTTCATCCTCTCGGTTATATCTCTTAACCTCTATTTCTTTATAACAAAACGGACAAATAGGTTTTAATTCATCATACATAAAAGTATTTGCACATTCTGGGCAAGTAGTATAAACATCTTCTGGTTCTAGTTTTGGTGTAATAGTATTAAAATAAACATTAGATACTTGATATTTATTTTCATAATTATCTTTTTTCTTATCAGTATCATCTATTTCAATTATATTATCATCCAACAAACAATTAGGACATTGAATTACATCATCATCTTCTATTTCAAATAATTCTTCACAATGACCACACTCATAAATTTTACTTTCTTCAGATTCTACTCCATATAGATCCTCAAAAGTATTATACTTTTTATGTACACAAGTTAAACAAGGATCTGTTGAAGGTTTAAAAGTTTTATCTTCAACTTTAGAAGATTGTATATTATCCCAAAGTTTAGATAAACGTGATTGTTGATGTTTATAATGATTGTAATTATATGAAGAGGAATATGTATGTACTGGATATTTTTGCTCTACCATATCTAACCATTTCTGGTTAAATTTACTCTTACTAGGTGCTACATTAATTTTGAATCTTTTATTATTTCTTTGATATACAACATTAACAGTATTTTCTGCAATGACATTTTCTAAAGATTCAATATAATCATGACTATCACATATCTGTCTAAAACCATTAGCTACTATAGAAGTAGATATACTTGGAAATTCATCATTAACATTTCCAATAGTAATATGTAAACCATCAAATACTTTTTCATCAGTATCATCAGTACCAGAATGAAATGCTGACATACTACTATGACTGTGTATTGTACCAATCATTGTCATATCTTTAATATTCATTCCTTTATTATAATCACAAGCAGCTCCAGAAACTTTTTGAGCTGGAGCAACTATTTTATATTTCTTACTATCTTGATTATAAAATAATAATACAACAGCTTCTGCCTTATATTGGTTGTGAACTTCTTTAAAAAATTCATATACTTTAGCAAACCAATGACCTGGTATTTTAGCTATACTCATAGTAGCAAAACAAGTCACCTCTTCCAAACCAGGTATTTTTTTAACTGGAGCTAAACTCTCAATTAAACCAAGATTCTTTTTGAGGTAAATACCATCTTTTCCAATTACATAATATACATCTTGATCAGGTATACTATTTTGTCCATTATGGATCATTACTTCAAACATTAATTATACTCCTTTCAATTTTTGGTATATTCCATCCTATTCTTTCTTTTAAATTCAATTTTTTATATCCACCATGAAAATTAGGAATAAGGATACTTTTTACAGTTTCATAAATATCTTTTTGTTTTAAACGAGGAGACAGAAATGTACAAAAATTAAATGAAAGTCCGATAATAGAATTATATTCAACTCGACTTACATTATCAAAAGGTATTCTATGATAATTTTCATTATAAACACATAACCGTCTAATATTTGGGTTTTCACCATAACTAATCAAATCTCCTGGTTGTACTTTAATTTTATGTAATTCTATCGGAGCAATTATCAGTCGTTTATACCGTCTATCATCAGATTTAATGATATTAAAATAATCTATAACCTCCTGATAATATAAAGTACACCCATTTGAACATAAAACTAAAGGTTGTTCTAAACCAGAATCAGTTAAGAAACCAATTATAATATTATTATCTTTCTTAGGAAAATTAGCAATTCCTACATTATTTGCTTTAATTATATCCCCAGCTTCTAAATTTTCATAATTAGATGTAATATGTCTAACTGAACCAATATTAAGTTTATTTCTATGAAAAATATAAGTATGTTCAGTAATATTACCATCTACATCTTCAAGCACAAAATCTAATTTTTCATTATCTGCATTAAATTTAATAATTTTTTTATAGATAAACATAGATTCTGGTTGAGTCCAATCAGCTACTACTACTTGATCTCCTATTGAAAATTTAATATCTAAATCAAACCCATGGATATATAATACATCATCTTTAATTAGTTCATTATATAAATCTTTAACATTATTAACAACCCCTCTATCAAACATATCATCATCTATTATAATACCTTCTTTTGTTTTATAGAAGTAGATTTCAGGAATTTCCTTTTCATACCAATCAAAATTAGACAATAATTTTAATTCATTACCGTGTCTAAAAATTCTATTTGGTATTTTCTCCAGATCATTTATATTATAAACAGTATGAATATTTTGTTGAAGATTGATATTATAATCTTCATTAAACATTTTAATAGATAAAGTATTAAAACCTCCTAAATTTATTCTATCAAGCTTTAATTTTTTTAAATTAAGTATTGTATTATTATAACGTGATATTGTTTCAATTACTATATACCATTTATCTTTAATAATTTTAATACCTGAAAAATCAATTCCTTCATTAAAATCTAATAATTTAGCATCTAAATTTTCTAATATATAAAAACCTCCTTTTTTAAATCTTGCTTCGCCATTATTATATGGAGTTCTTCTTAAGTAATCTATTTGTTTATATACAGATTCTTGGTTCCCTACTTTTATTTCTATTATATCATTAGCTTTAATGATAGTTCCATTTTTTAGTTGTGCTTCTTCAATTGTTCTTATATCCTTAGTTTGTTTATAAAGAAACTTTTGGAAAGCTTTGGTGAATTTAAATTTTAAAATTCTACCATCATTTCTTTCTACTTGAAGATATTTAATCTGCATATTATCTAAGTATCCAACAAATGATCTTATATAACAAAATGCTTTCTTATGTTGTACATAAAAGGGATCACCAACATGTAAAGGTAGTTGTTTGGTATCTTTTGGCATTAAACCATTCATGATATCATAATGTAAAAGTTTATTAATTGTACTATCACCAAATTTTTCTCCTACTACCTCATTTTTAGAGGTAGATTTTCTAAAAAGTCTTTTTAAAGTTTCAAAGAAATCTGTGTTATAATTATAATTTGTATTTGAGAAATAACTTTTTAGTTTATCAATTCTATCTTTTATATTACAACTCATTCGAATCCATTCTACATCAAATATAAAGGAAGGATTTTGTTTAGTTAATATATCCCATTCAGTATAAGTAGATACTCCTGAAATATGATTTGTTTGGTATTCTTTATAATTACAAGTAAAATCATTATTATATATAGCATTCCAAAAGGTATCTAATACATTCTTTATAACAGCATTGTCTGAATAATTATTTCTAGCAGAATAACTTCCCAAACAAATTCCCTGACTACTATCTATATTAAATAATGGAGCTTTTAATAAATAATCTCCTAAACCACGTAATGGAGTTAATCTAAAATAAACTTCTGCAGAACAATATTTACTTTTGTTATCTAGAACTATAATAAAAACAATATAAGGAAAAGAGAGATTAAATATTTTATGACCTCCCCTTTTAGATTTTATCCAGTGTCCATCTGAATTAAAATAAGAACTTATATCATATTCTTTATCTAGATGGTTATGTTTAAGATAATTATATTCTGCTGAATCATACAAGTCAAGTTTTAAAGTTCTTACAGCTGGTTGTTCTTCTATTATAAATATTTTATGATCACCAACTTTTTCAACATACTTACATTTATCTGGTAGTATATTTATAACCCCATCTCTATTAAAAAGGTTTTTAATAGAATTTTGATAAGTTAATGTATCTATAATTTTTTCATCTATAATAGGAGTAGATGTAGCCTTTTTATTATGACCTTCATATTCTGAAGAATATAAATGAGCATAATTACTATTAATTCTTATTTCTTTTTCTAGTATCATTATTCACCTATAAGTATTTTATATTGTTTCGCATAACTAGTTAAAATTTTCTCTGGTCTACTATCATTAATAATCCAAGTTCTTTTCTTTTTAATAGAAGGTTCATCATGATCTATTTCTTGCTTTTTAATTGCATATAATACAATAACATATGCATCTTCACTTTCTCTTTCTAACCCAAGAAATCCTAATTCAGTTTGAATACTCCCTGGTACTTCTAATACAAGTAATAGATTTGGACCTTTTGGATGTTTTTCTAGATACTCTTGATTATCTTTTTCTTCTTCAAAAATTTGTGAACATAATATTTGTATTTTTTCAAGATTATCTCCTGTATTAATTGATTTGATTAATTCACCTAAAATAGTCATAACTTACTCCTTTGCAATTAATATTTCTTTTTTCTAATCACATATCTTTGATTTTGAGTATCCATCCACTCAACTCTATCAAATGGAACTGATCTCCAACCCATCTGATCTAAATCAAAAACATGCATAATTTTATTCTTTCTAATTAATTTTAAAATTCTATCAATATCAACTTTCTTTGGTTTATCATATTCTGGAATCTTAGTAAAATCAAGAGTACATCTCATAATTCTAACACTACCATCTTTTTTAATAAATCTGATAATTACTTCTTTTTCTTGATAAATTTTCATCCAAAATTGAACTGCATCATTTATTACTTTGTTTTCTAATTCTTCTGTGGTTGGTTCAGTCATTATGAATACTCCTTTCCATTGTTGTTTCCATTTCGGATAAAATATCTATTAATTCATCTGTATATTTAGTAAATGTTTGAGCTTTTCCATAACATTCAGGATGTAAATATTTATAAACAGTATGAAATACATTATACGCTGGAGGAGTAGAGTCTATAAATTTTTTAATATCTTTACATATATCAAGAACTACTGCTTCATAATCATTTACATCTAAAGGATTTTCTTGAATTAACATTAGATTATCTATCATTTCTTTAACTGCTATTATATTACGAAAATTTCCAGCTTGACGAACTTTCTCTTTCCATACAGCCTCTAACTTCGCTGTATCGATTTTCCAAAGAACAACTTTTTTACCGTCGGCAATAGCAGTATAACTTTTTTCATTTTCTTCAATTATTTTAATAGTTCCCATCACGTTTTTCCTTATGAATTAAATTATCTATACTATCTTCTTCATCAGAAAGAATTTTAGACATAATCATACAAGTCCAATTACAACCCTCACATTGTTCTTTTTTATCAATTTTAATAAAATTCTTATAACTAAAATGTAAGGTACCATCTTCATGTATACAATCATATGCTTTCATGTTAGGTGTCATTACTCCACGGATTCTCAAACATAAACGAGCACTACCATCAGCATCAATAGTCATATTATGAACATTTTTTTCTATTCCACAATCTACATTAGCTGGCAATATATCATATATCTTTGGTAATAAAGTATCAGACATATGAACATCTAATTTATCATCAATAATCTTTTGAAAAATATCTTTAACTTTTTGAGATTTTGGAATTAATATTTTTTTATCTGTAACTGTAGAGAAATCATAATACCTATTTTTTGCAATATCAATAGTTGTAATATCACTATTGATACCCATATCAGTTAACATTGTTACAAGATCATATAAATAATCAATATTATTATTATCAACTGTAATCTCAGCAACAATATCATTTATCTTACTTTTTAAATTTCTGAGTCGATTAAGTCCGGCAACACATTTTTTATATCTATCACTATTCATATCTTCAGTTTTATCTAAAATTAATGGGTCCACCGAAGAAGTTATCCCTTCAATATAATCAACTTTATCAAATAGACGTTTAATCATTGGTTGAACTGCATCTGAATTATTAGTAATAATTGTATAACCAATATCTTCTTCATTGCAAAAGTTTATAATATCTGGTAAGTCTTTTCTTAATAAAGGTTCACCACCATAAAAGATATTAAAGATATAAGGATTATGTTTTTTAAGTTTCTTTAATGTTTCAATTACATATTCAGTTGACATTTCTTGTTTAAAATAATGACCAATATCAGGGTAAGATAGTGGACTACCCTGATAATTGTCAATAATTCCACAATAAGAACAATTTAAATTACATCTACGTGTTAATAACCATGATACAATTTGTATTTTATCAATCATTTTTTCCTTTCAATACTTTTACTTATACATTTTCCATTTAATTCTGCATCACTTTTACCACATTTTTTACAAATCAATCTATTTTCATCAATAACCATTACTGCTAAAATATTTTTTCTTTCAATTTCTTCATCTGTAAAATCTGATGGTTTATATAATGTATGCATTTTAAACACCTTCATTTGCTAATTGAAGGTATTCTTCATCTTGTAGTAAAGCTTCATTATTATAATGTTGCATACAATTACAACAAATATTACATTCATGTACTTTTTCAGCTTCATATAAAGAACCACATATATCACATATTATTTCTTTCATATTAACTCCTTTCTTTTATCCATTTGAGCTTTAACTATTTTAAGGAGAAGATCCCTAACCATTTGAAAATCATTATAAATACTACACCCAAATTCATCTATGGGATCTATACCACCATGTTCATTTCGAAAATATAATTGTTCTGTTATTTTATTATTAATAATATCTAACTTTAATTGTAATAAACTAATATAATCATATTCTCCATAAATTGTATTGTTTTTTCTAACAATGATTTCCATTTTTTGATTCATAATTTATTCCTTTGTTAAAGATGCTTCTACTTGACGTAAAGCATGATCAAGCTTTTCTTCCTCCATATTATCAACAACTTCATTAATATTTCGATCTAAATCATCATGAGAATACATTCTTTTAAAAAAGTGTTGTTGTTGTTCAGTACATTGACTCAATCCATTTTTTAATTCTTCTTGTATGAAGTTTTTTACTTTAGGTTGCATTATAATTTATTCCTTAATTCTATTAATTCTTTTATAAAAATATTAATTGTATCTTTATAATAAGATACGGAATTATGTTTGGTTGATAGTTTAATAGTATCAATATCATCTATTTTATCTTCTAAACCAGCAATACCATTTTCTAAATCATTACATTGATCTTTAAGGTCATCCACTTTAGAAATAAGATTTTGTGCATTCATTCTTTGATCAACTAATTTATTAATTTCTTTTTTTAACATTTTATCAAATTCACTCATTTACTTACTCCTTTATTTTTGAAAATTTAAAACTTGATCTGTTTCTAATTCATCTACATGCCTATGAGAAATTAGATATATAGATTTACCTTCTTTTATTTGATTTAAAACTTTAGAAACAAACCCAATATTAGTATCGTCCAAAGCATCAAAAATTTCATCAAATAATAATATATTAATTGATACACCTTGAATAGTAGCTTGTAAATCTCCTAATGTTAATATGGTAGCAATATCAATTATTCGAGTTTGCCCACCTGATAACTGTACTCGATTATTAGCACGAGTATGAGTATCAATTACATTGACTGAGATTTTATCTCTAAACTCTCCACCTTTCGTTTCGGCTAAAGTATCAAAACTTACAATATATCTTCCAGCTGTAAATTTATCAAGATAATATGCAACTTTTTCATTCATAAAAGGAACAGCTTCATCTATCAACATAGATGGAATACCAGAAGAAGAAAATGCAACTTTCCAAAATTCTAAAATTATTTGATTCTTTTTTCTTTCTTCTAAAGAAATATAATCCATCTCTATACTTATATCAAAACTTAAAATTTTATCTTGATAATTTTGTAATTGAGTTTCATCGAATTTTTCTTTTTTCTTTTCTTCTAAACGATATTGTTTTTGTTTAATTTCATTATCAAGTTGAATAATTGTTTCTTTAATAGTTTCTATTTCAGATAAAATTTTATCCTGTGCTTCTTTAACTTTTAAAAGTTGAGATTTTTCATCTAAACATAATTCTTTTTTAATAACAAACTTATCAACAACCTCTTTAATGACACCAACAGCTAATTTATTAACTTGTTCTATTGCAACATTTCCTCTATCAGTAATATCAAAAGTTTGTTTATCAATTTCTGATTGTAAATTTTGTTGTTTACTTTGTAATTCAACAATAGTTTTATTAATTAATTGATGTTGTTGTTTATATTTTTTATATTCTTTATCAGATTTAATAACATTTTTTTCTATTACAGTTGTTGCAGTATCAATTCCACTTTTATATTCATCAACTTTTGCTTGTAGTTCTTTAATAATAGTATCATCTATTTCTTGTTTACAAGTTGGACATTGAGAAATTTCAGCTTTAAGAACATTAGTTTCAATTTCTTCTATTAATTGTTCCCAATTTTTAATTTTATTAATAATATTAGAATGGTGTAATCTATCTTCATATTCTCTATTTTTATTAAAAGAATCAAGATCAATAACTTTCTTTTGATATTTATTGATATCATTTTGTATCTCTTCATTTGCATCTTTAGATTTTTGAAGAACATCAGTTTTAGCATCACTTGCTTTTGTTTGTATTTCAGCAATTTTTTGGGATTGTTGATGTTTAACTTTATCAGTTTGCTGTGTCTCTTCATTATATAAAGAAGTTAATTGAAGATTAACTTTTTCTAGTTCTGTTATAGTATTTTGTACATTAATATCTTTTGTCATCAGAACTTCAGTTTTACCATGCCATTCTTTTAATAATCTTTGAGAATCTCTAATAGAAGTTTCTATTTCTTTAATACTAATTACTATACCATCCTCAAAACGTTTCTTAAGAAGTAATATAGATTCTATTTGTTTTTTAGCATC